ACTTTGATTGTCAAAGGTTCTCCGACCGATCTACCTAGTGGGTCGGAAGTTACTTTCCTTGGAAAGTATAAATTCTCAACGCGTCCAGCCGGAATTAAATCACTGGCTCATTGGTCCTATTCTCCTTTTTCGGAAGAATTTGAAGAACAACTTCAACCAGGTCCTTTAGATGCTTATGATCCTCGGATCAAAATTGATCTTCCAGTAAATCAATTAGGAGAAAAATCTCTATTACTGACTCCCAATGGAGTAATGTGTAAAACATTACCTTCCATTGACATTGAAACTCTACTTCTAGCTGAACAGCAGATTATAGATGAGATGTCGGCTAAGATCGGGCACATTACTGTGTTACCCTTAGCTCTGGAAGATATAATTGAGCGAGGACTCAATGGTGGACGTGAGAACCAGTTCTGCACTGGAATGGAGCTTGATAAAGCTTGCGGGTTACCTTGGAATGAACTTCCTGGTTGCACGAAGAAGAGCGATTTTCTTCAAAATGATGACGGAATTATTTCGTTTCGGGATGATGAAAACGGTATTAGACTGTTAAAACGAGTTATCCAAAAACTCGAAGCTGCAAAAGCTGGTAAGCGAATAATTTCGTTTAGCAATTCAAAGCTCAAAGACGCGCAGATTAAAATCTCTGCAGTGGAACAAGGAAAAACTCGTGTTTTCCATTGTATACCAGTCGATAAAGTTATTTGCGATGCTGCCTTATTTGGCGACTTCAAAGAAGCTTATTCGAAAGCGTTTATTGGCTTAAATCATGCTATCGGAGTGAATCCGCATTCCAACCAATGGAGAGCGATCTATGATCACTTGAATGTGCATCCCAATGTCTTTGACATGGATTTTTCAAACTATGATAAACATCTTCATGGTGAATTGATGCGCTCTGTCTTTAATATCATAAGACAAGTGATTCAAAGGAACGCTCCTGATGAATGGGACGTAGCTCGTGGGGTTCTTGCAGAAGAATCGATCTGCACTTATGTTGTAGACTACGATACTGTTTACGAAACAATGCGTGGAAATAAAAGTGGTGAATATCTCACAACTGTTGTTAACTGCATTGCTAATGACATATTATCGTTTTACACATGGGTAAAGGTCACAGGCAATCAAAATCTTGCCGACTTCAGAGATAATGTCTCAACCATCACTTTTGGTGATGATAAGATCGAGTCTGTCTCAGATGAATATGCTGAGATGTATAATTACTTTACTTCAAAGGAAGTGATGACATCAATTGGGCATATTATAACCCCAGGAGCTAAAGATGGCATTGAACGAAAATTTTGCCCGTTAGAACAAGCTCAATTTCTCAAGAGAGGAATAGTAATGTGGGAGGGTTTGGTAATCGCCCCATTATTACAGAGATCAATTGAGTCCCCTTTTGTGTGGACTCAGATCTCAAATTCAGAACATGAAATCTGGAAAAACCTGGCTGAACAGTGTATGTGTGAAGCTTTGCTTCATGGTGAAGAATATTATGATTCTTTTCGACATAAACTAAGTCGATGTCAAGATCTGGAATTGCGAGCTTCGCTTGCTAGTCTTGTCGCAGTCCCTTTTAAAGTGGCTAAACGTAAATACTTTTCGAAGTATTACGGTTCAAATACGCATCTATGTTCGTAAACACATACTTCGTTAATGCTTTCATGTCAATAACCTTATGGCTCTTACTGAAAGAGTGGGCATCATTGTCCTACGTAACTCCTCGTCGAAATGACCGAAATCGGAGATTTAATCTTTGATAACAATTCAACTTTGTTCGAGGTTTTGGACACTTTAGATGTTCCAAATATAGCGGGTCAGTTAGATGCTGCTAATGTGCGGTTAGATGAGGTTAATGATCAGTTAAGACAACTTGGCGTGATTGTTGATCAAAATCAATTTGCAACGACGACAGCTTTTATAGCAGTCAATACCAGGTTGGATTCTCAAGAGAGTCAAATCAGTGGTGTCGTTACATCGAATACTGAGTTGCAAAGCCGGATCAACGGTCTTAATGATACAGTTAACATATTTGCTGAAAAAGTAGTAGAGCTTAACATTCATGTTGTAGCACTTCAGACGACAGTAGGTGCTCAGGCAGTAGAGTTAGCAGCACAGAGCTCTCAGATTGTAGGACTCACAGCTTCTAATTCGGCTTTGACAACACAAGTCGCTACTTTAAGTACGCAAGTTTCAGAAATGGAAACACAAGTTAACTCACTTCAAAGGGAAGTTATGTTTCTCACGAACGACAGATTCAACAATGATCTTCTTGTGCGTGGAAATGAATATATATTCAATTGGCGAGTAGGTACCAACACCTATTCGCGCCGAACAACTTTCACAGGCGCGAATACGGAAGGTATCTTTGCTAATACAGGTTATGCTGCTATTGTTTTGGATTCCCAAACGGGATCGTTTACAAATCAAACAGTATATCTCTGTGCTTCCTTCGATAACTTTAGAGTTAACGGAATTGTCCATTACGCGATAACTGCTGGTACAGTCCAGTATTCATATTCCCCAACGGGACTTAATGCCCTTACAGGGTATATAACACACATATCATGAATCCAACTCAACAGATCCAGATATTCGACATGCCTCGGCGCTTACGTGCCGGTTTCGTGTCATTGCCGAAAGCAGGTCCAGATCCATCTCTGGATAACGGGAACATTGTTTCCGAAGTGGGAGAACCAATAGTAATTACTACTCCCATTTACGAAAAACCATTCCTCGCATATCAATTGCGTAAGAAAAGGAAATATAAAATTCCAGACCATACTTTTGGTAAAGCCTATATCGGCAATGCTTTTGCAGCATTTCTCCCGAGAATTGTGCCTCTTCCAGCAATAGGGACTAGGACTGTTTTACAGCCCCGAATTACTCCAGAACAAGGAGCTATAATGGATTTATTTAAGTTCGTTCAAGCAAATTTTCTTTGGATAATTCATGTTCCAGCTCCTATTGGAGTTGGTGTTCTCATCGAAGTTTTTGCTCCGGAGTTAGATGACACAACCATTACGCGTTCAGTGCGCTTTCGACCAGCTGGTTGTAATACCGTCGCATTTACAGTGCCTTGGAGTAATGATTTATCAGTCGTTCCGCTTAACATACCACGTGAAGGGCAGAGCGGTGGAGCAATCGCAATCCGAGTTGTTGAAGATAACACGACGGAGACTGTCAACACTCCGTTGAATGTTACTGTTTATCAAGCAGTTGTCGATGTCGCCTCAACTACTAAAGTAGCAGCGACGATTGAATTTACATCTCGTGATGGTTTGTTATTCAAGCCACAAACGCCTCCTTCAGTTGGAGGGTTTGAAGAGCATGGTGATGAAGACCCTGCCGCAACAACTGAGGTTCAGGCCGAAGGTGTTGGAGATATTCCATCTCAAGTAGCAGTTGATGCAACTCCAGCAACTGAAATTGCACCAGAGGCTGAAAAACCGGAAGGGAAACCACCAGTTCCAAAAGGTTCAAGGGCAACTAAGAATCAAACGGGATTGGTAAATACCAGATGGTTTGAAGCTATGGTTTTCACAGCTGCATCAGATACGTTGATGACATGGCAAAATCTTACGATTGATCCATATAATCTCACTCCTCGGGGAGAGAATATAAGTTTGGCTTATCGACGAAATGTTTGGGTCGCAGGCTCGACAAAGAGTGGATATGCTCGAACGCTGGCAGCGAAGATTATCATCGCACGCCCGCCATCAATTTCTGGAGTTGTAGAATTTCAGGATTCAAGGAATGATTCATCTCGTTATCTTGTTGAGATTGGAGGAAACGTCGAACTTCGTCTAACCTGTAGAAATCATTCAGGTGCAACTCCTCAAGCTCGTCCGCGATATTATAATAATCGCTATCTTCGAACCAACGAAGCTCAAGTCGATTTTCGATATCGTACGACTGCGTTTAATCGCACAGCGGATACAGCAAACATCAAGGTTCGTGTCCTCGTTAAAACCGGAGAATCTTTCTTCGATGTGCCTACAAAACCTAGGCCTCAAACGAGTTCGTTATCGTGGTTAGTAGACCAATTAAACGATTTCACAACCGCAAAAGATTTGCAGGTATTAGCTGATGAGCCTATTCGTGGGTTCATTCAGCATGGAGATGACGAAGGGGATAATTCCTTCGATTTCGAGGACAAGATAGCTCCTTATCCTGGAACTTCCTCTTATGAGGGAGAGACGAATGCTGGAGAGGCTTTCAATGAAGATCTTGACCAAGATGACTTCGCAGTTGAGATTTGGAACGGTGTACTCCCTGTGGGATCCATCGTCACAATTCCTCTCAATATGTCTGTTGCAGAAGACTTGTCTGGCACAGGAGGTCTTAGTACTATCGCCCAGAAATTTTCGCGTAACGCGCATATTATTCCAACAGGTGATGGAACATTAGGACCCAGCCTTGGGACTTATACAATCGAAACTCGTCTTCCAACGACGATAAGTGGCCAGATTGCTCATGTTAGCCTTCCAGGCGACATGGTCGATGAAGCGGCGCTTTTTGCTTTCGGTTTGAGTAGTCTCCTAGCAATGGGTTCTTCAGCCCTCCAAGCTATCGGGGGTCCAACTCTCGGAGCAGCTATCAACGCAGGTCGAGCGATCTTCGATGCTATAAAAGGAATCGGAGGAAGTTTGATAGGTCAAAATAAATCTGACTCAGCTCAACAACCAAGTATGAGCGGACCAATAGATGTGTCTCGGTTTATCAATTTTTTGAAGCCTGTGCTTCAAAATGAGATTACTGATCCAACTTTTGGTTCTTTGCTTGTTCACGCCCGCGATTTCATCGGCGGCGACGGAACAGCACTTGAAAGTATTCCAGCTCGAATTTGGGCTACAATGAATAATTCTAAAGTCGAAAGATCACTCTTCGACAGACTTCTCGCACCAGAGAACACAATGGCTAACGAAGTTCGTATTCCCTACGATCGTTGGTCTTACATCGTGGACGCTTTTGGATCTCATCCAGATACGTTCAGGGAAGGCACGCATCAAAATGTGTGCTGGAAGAAATTCATCACATGCGTTCGTAAGAACGCGATGAAACGTGACATTCAATCACTGTCACTAAAAGAAATCTTAGAAATTGAGATTTCCCAAGAAGATCAAGCAGCGCTTGATGCCCTTATGGCATCGCATCGCTTGACGCTTCTGCCCTAAGGGCGTTCATGTTAGAACGTGGTCTTTAGCTCTCTTCGGATTGAGCCGGTACAACTTTTCTTACGCGTCATGTAACATGAACTAAAGCAACCAGGCGTTGTTTACTTTTTCATAAAGGTCCTTAGTGGCCTAATGAAAAGGGTTTTTTAAGCCTACAAGTCCCCCTTCAGGGGACAAATGATAGAGT